TTGGTATATTGTCGATGGAGTAGAGTATATTGATCTTACTCGATGTAAGAAAACATCTCAACTCTTTGACATGTACTATGATCGATATGGTAAGGGTGCGGTCCAAAGGATTGACTTTGGATATGGTACGATGAATCCAAAACTTTGGGGTGTAAAACCAAAAGAACAAAAGAAAAGAAAATGAAACCTAGTGACGAAGACCTTAAAAAAGCAGTTGATATTTTGATTCGTCAAGAAATTCAAGATAACATTAACGACTATGTTGATTCGCAAGATGAAACTGAGAAAGGTGGTCTTGGATTTATTGAGGAAGATGAACTAAAGGTGAGTGTCTCTCAAAAAGAGATTGAAAAAATTATTAAACAATATAAGAAGTTGAAGAAATCCGAAAGATCCAACCTGTCTGCTATCAAAAAGTTAGGAGACGGTTGACATCTTTGGTAAATAGAATTATGATCGTTAGCATGTATTATTATCATCATGTATAAACCATACTCACCAGAGTGGCACAGGTATAGATACCTGAAAGAAGCCATTGACAAATACCTGGATGACTACGTTGATAATGACGTAATTCGTGATGACATTCTGAGTATTCTTGGTGACAGATCTGAAGCAGCATATGCTGAGTTTAATAAGACTTCAGAATTAGAATCTAAACTTCGGAAGAACTAACATGCTTTCTACTGCATACAGACTTCGTTTAGAGTCTATCTGTAGGCTCATTGCTAATAAAGAGACTGTTCCCCTAGAGGACATGATCTGGGCAGAGAAATTAGCAAAGGCACACACAACTGCAAGAGATTGGTTAAATAAAGCAAGACGTCAGGCTACCTCAGAAATTGAGGAGGGCAGCACTGATGATTTTTTGAATAAGATGGGACTTGGAGATCCTGATCCATCTAATCACAAAAATGGATTTGATGGGGCAGATGAAATTGTTGATTGGTTTAAACAGGACAAACCAGACGATTGGAGACAAAGAGACTAATGAGAGCAATCATTTACTCAAATGACAATCAAGAGTGTGAGAGAGCAGAGAGTCTGCTGAAAAGTGTGCAGTTTAGTGGTCATGATATTAGTGTCTATCATGTAGGTCAAGACTTCTCAGAGACTGGATTCAAGTCTGAATTTGGGGAGAAGGCAGAGTATCCTCAGATCACTATTGATAGTGACGGATCAAGACATGTGGGCAGTTTGAAGGATTTGCTACACTTTTTTAAAGACAAAGGTATAATTCCGTAGAAATAGTAAAATTGTATCACAAGTTACATACAAACTTGACTATATAAGTCATGAGGTCTATAATAAGACCATCGTTCATCCAGGAGTCAGAAGTAAAATTCAGTCTCAGGACGCAAGTAAGTCGCGGAACGGAGCGTTCATCCCATGTTTGAATTTTTACTTTCTTCATCTATTGTATGTTCAGATGCTGATGCTATGATCCTTAGGATCCAAAAGCATAAGAATCTGAAAGCAGAGTGGAAGTTAGAATTAATTGAAACCATTCAGGACTATACTTCTGAGTGTAAATGGGACGCAAACGACTGAAGGAACGGGATTAAAACCCCTTACTTTCAGGAGAAACCAATGAACACACTTACAATCATCAAGAAGCAACTCAACAAGGCAGCAGCTCTGCATGACGCACAGATCACTCACACTGCATATCGTGGTGTAAAGTGTGAAGTTCGTAAGGCAGGACAGGAGCCTCATGGCACCTTCTGCTATCGTGGTCGTACCTATACCAAATGAGGTAATTATGGGAGCACTACAACTTACAGCAGTCACCACTCTTGCTTGTTTTGTGACAATGTCANTATGGTATGGTGAAATAGTCCTTCTACAAAAATCTGAGGGATGACAAATGCTGAAGATCAAGCTTTGTTATGATCTTCCAGAGTACAATCCAGAGACCCATGATCCAGAAAAAGTTTTTAGACTTTTGACATATCGTGGTGTATCATATGCCAAATGGATTTTTCTTAAATCATATGGCATATCTGATTGGAAAGTTTTTAGAGGACCTTGACTGGTCCTCTTTTTTTATCTATAATTAGTACAAGTAAATATTCTCCTATGGAAAAGGATAAACTTAAACTAATTGTCAGAAATCTTAAATTACTTGTAGATGCATTAGAGTCTGAAGTATACTCTGATACTTCTGCATACCTTGACAAGAGAGAAAACTTAGATGATCCAGCATCATACTATGCTCCAATCTCTGACTATGATGAAATTTTTAATGATGATGATGGATACCCAGACTAACCAAGATTGGAGATATACAGAGGATAGAATGAAACTTAGGGCAGGATGCCTTAATATTCTACTCAATAAATATGGAGGTGTAAGGATAGAGGAGGCACCTTACAGCACTCAAGACATTTATGAGTGTGTTGATACCTGGATTTCTCAAGGTAATAAAACATCCNNTGGTATCAGTGCATATTTCAATGCATACTTCAATAGAGGTTAAAATGTACGAAGAATTAGATTGTTTTGAAAGGGCACTACAACATTTTGGAACAAGAGTTGAAATAATCACAGCCATGGAAATGGCAAACAAAATCAAAACAGAGGATGCTTATCAGCAAATTAAAGAGGAATTAAAGGAACTAAAAAAGGTGAGGAAGAATTTCAAATGAAAGTAACACTACTATCAGTCACCCCTGATGCAGAGAAGCACATTGCTTACTGTGCAAGGGTCAGTAACCCTTCTAACCAGGGCAATGATTCCTTTGAGGGGCTTATTAAGTATTGCATCAAGCACAAGCATTGGAGNATCTTTGAGCAGGCATTCATGACTCTTGAGATAGAAACNACAAGAGCAATTGCTGCGCAAGTTCTGCGTCATAGGAGTTTCACATATCAAGAATTCTCACAAAGATATGCTGATTCATCTCTGTTGATGGATAAGGTTCCTCTTCCAGAATTGAGACGTCAGGACACTAAGAATCGTCAGAATTCTACTGATGATCTTGACCCATTTGTTAAACAAAATTTGGAACTCCAGATGCAGACTTTGTTTGACTCTTCTATGGCACTGTATCAACAGATGCTTGAAAGAGGTGTAGCAAAGGAGTGTGCTCGTATGGTCTTACCATTAGCAACTCCAACTAGAATGTACATGACTGGATCTGTTCGTTCATGGATTCACTATATTGATCTGAGATCTGCCAATGGAACTCAGAAAGAGCACATGGACATTGCCAATGAGTGTAAGAGACTCTTTACTGAACAATTTCCCATCATTGGGGGTGCCCTTGACTGGGTTTAATAAATATACATACAATTGAGGTTGATATGCCAACATATCCAGTGAAAAATATGAAGACAGGAGAGACACAAACTCTCCATATGTCTATGATTAAATACAGTGAGTGGAGAGATGNAAATCCTGATTGGGATAAAGATTGGTCAGCTGGATGTGCTGGCGTGGGAGAAGTAGGGGAAACATATGATAAACTGAAGAAGTCACATCCAGGTTGGAATGATGTTCTTCATAAGGTATCTAAGATGCCAGGTTCAAATGTTAATCCTGTTTAATTAGAATTTATGCCCAAGAGTAGAGGAAAGTCTTCAGGAATTGGTAGCACCAATCCAGTCCCATTTGGAATGAGTAATAGACAAATGAAGCGAAAGAAACCAATTAATCTTGATTATGCCAAGAAAATTGAACCACTGACTGACAACCAGGAGATTTTCTTTAATTCATACAAGAAAGACCAAAATATGGTTGCCTATGGGTGTGCAGGTACAGGCAAGACATTCATTACCTTATATAATGCACTTCAAGATGTATTGAATGTTAACACTCAATATGAGAAGATCTACATTGTGAGATCTTTGGTGCCTACCAGAGAGATTGGATTCCTGCCTGGTGATCATGAGGACAAATCAGACATCTATCAAATTCCATATAAGAATATGGTAAAGTATATGTTTGAGATGCCTGATGACTCATCTTTTGATATGCTGTATAATAATCTTAAGGCACAGGGAACTATTAGTTTCTGGAGCACATCATATATCAGAGGCACAACCTTTGATAATTCAATTTTGATTGTTGATGAGTTTCAGAATTTGAACTTCCATGAATTGGACTCTATCATCACCAGAGTAGGTGAAGGATCAAAGATAATGTTCTGTGGTGATGCAACTCAGACTGACCTTATTAAGATGAGTGAGAAGAATGGCATCATTGATTTCATGCGTATCTTGAAGAACATGCCATCCTTTGATGTCATTGAATTCCAAGCTGAAGATATCTGCAGAAGTGGATTTGTCAAAGAGTACATAACAACAAAACTTGAATTAGGACTCTAATGTTCAAACATATTGAGATTGATTACCCTAAATTAGATAGGGAGATGATTGATGGTGTTAGATACTATGACACTCCAGATGGAAATAAACTTGTTTCTATTACATCTATCATTAGTCATTACAACAGAGAGATCTTCAGAGAATGGAGAGCAAGGGTAGGTAATGAAGAAGCAAACAAGATCACAAAGCAATCCACAAGCAGGGGCACTGACATGCATACTCTTGCTGAGTGCCATCTTCGCAATATNCAATTACCTGAAGTCCAACCACTATCNCAATTTCTCTTTCTACAAGCTAAATCTGATNTAGANAAGATAGATAACATTCATGCTATTGAGCAAGCACTCTTTAGCAAAGAGTTGGGTGTTGCTGGAACAGTTGATTGCATTGCTGAATATGAGGGTGAACTTGCTGTGATTGATTTTAAGACCAGNAAGAAACCAAAACCTGAAAAGTGGATTGAGCANTATTATGTACAGTGTGCAGCATATGCTTGCATGTTATATGAAATGACTGGTATAATGGTGAAGAAGTTTGTCATCATAATGTCTTGTGAAAATGGAGAATGTGTAGTTTATGAACAATACGACAAGAGAAAGTATATCAACCTACTCTCAGAATACATTAGAGAGTTTGTTGAATTTAAGCTTCAAACCTATGCCTGAAGAGAACATTAATGAACTGATAGAGAAGAAGTTCTACAGTTCTAAAAAGTTTGCTGAAGAGATTGAAAAGACTGTGCTTGAAAATAAGGGCATGAAGTACATGGATGCAATCATTTTTTTCTGTGAGAAAAACAATGTGGATGTTGAGTCAGTACCTAAGTTAGTTTCAAAACCACTCAAGGAAAAACTGAAAGCAGAAGCAATGGAGTTGAACTTGTTAAAAAGAACATCTCGTGCTAAGTTACCACTATGATTTCTTACAAAGAACTCAGACACCTCAGAATGCTTGCTGCAATAAGAGAAGGATATCTTCCTGAAGATCAACTCAAGTATTTGGGTATGATTGATGGGGAACACACCTATCTTATTGACAATAAGCATGTTGTAAAACTTGATGAAATTGTTGATTTTGAAGAGATAAATGATCAAGGTGAAACCATTTGATGCATATAAGTCCTATCTTGGATTGAAAAATCATTTTACAAAACAGAAGTATGACTACCACAAGTATTGTGGAAGGTCAAGAGCATCTGTGCAGAGTTTTTACAAAAGAAAAGATAGATATTTCTTTGAGAAACTCAGTAGACAAAAAAATGATAGTGAGGTGATTGAGTTTTTTGTATCTAATTTTGTAGCATGTGATAATCCAGAGTCCTTATGGATTGGTGAGATTGTAAGAAATGGTGAAGACTATTACACAGACTGGAAGAAGAAGATGCAGTCCATGTCNTACCTCTTTAANGAGCAGGTAGANACACTGTTTAGTAATCANAAATTTGATGAGGTATTTCACATTGAGAATGGTAAACATCCTGTNCTTGTGAAAGAACTTCTTCAGAANAACATATCATTAGAGACTTTCATNATTCTTGAAAACATNCTTGGATTCAAGAAAGATTTTGATAATAAAATGAATGATCCTGTGTGGGATTTTCTTTCACTNAGAATTGACAAGTATAAATCCTTCCTACATATTGATGTGTTACGCTATAGGAAAATTCTTAAACAGGTTCTAGGGATATGAGTTATTTTAAGTCTGATATTGTTCAGCAGGAAATGAAAGAGATTGAAAATCTTCAGGGGAAGGTGTACAAATCTGTCTTTCTCTTTCCATCCATGAGCAAAGAGGATAAAGTAGAACATATAGAAATGATGGAGGATCTGCTGAAGAGGCAGAGAATCTTTTACACTAGACTTTCATTGTCTGATGATCCTGATGCTGTCAAAATGAAAGAAAGTATTTTGTCACAGGCAAAGCAACTTGGGTTCCCCCCAAATGTGAATCTTGATTATGTTTTCTCTAATATGGTTAATATGATTGAGAATATGAAGAAGTCTTTGAATGATTCTTGACAACTGACACAAACCTAATAGAATATAAGAGGCTACCCAACCCTCACACAAGCTAAGGGAACAGGCCAAATCTAACAAATAAGAGGTAAATCCAATGTCTTTTTCAGACCTGAAGAAACAATCTTCACTTGGGTCTCTCACCAATAAGTTGGTGAAAGAAGTTGAAAAAATGAATAATTCTGGTGGTAGTGGGGCAGATGATCGCCTCTGGAAACCAGAAATGGACAAGTCTGGTAATGGATATGCAGTCATTCGCTTCCTACCAGCACCTGAAGGAGAAGATCTCCCCTGGGTGAAACTGTATTCTCATGCATTCCAAGGACCTGGTGGATGGTATATTGAAAATTCACTGACCACAATTGGTGGTAAAGATCCTGTTGGAGAACTCAATCGTGAACTCTGGAACAGTGGCAATGAGTCTGACAAGGATGTTGTTCGTAAGCAAAAGCGTAAGCTTTCTTTCTATGCAAACATCTATGTTGTGAAAGATCCTGCCAATCCTCAGAATGAGGGTGGTGTATTCCTTTATAAGTTTGGTAAGAAGATCTTTGACAAGATCATGGATGCTATGCAACCTGAGTTTGAAGATGAAACTCCTATTAACCCCTTTGACTTCTGGCAAGGTGCAAACTTCAAACTGAAGTTAAAGAAGGTTGCTGGGTATTGGAACTATGACTCCTCTGAGTTTGATCGTCAGGCTCCTCTCCTGGATGATGATGATGCCCTTGAAGCACTTTGGAAGAAGCAATATTCTCTGAGTGCATTTACTGCTGCTGATCAGTTCAAAACCTATGATGAACTGAAGAAGCGTCTTGATTATGTTCTGGGATCAAAATCAACACGTAATGTAGCACAGGAGGAGACTGAATATGACAACTATGCAGCAACAGAACAGAAGTCTGTCAGCGAAGAAGATGTTATGCAGAAACTTGAAGATTCTTACAAGGCATCAAAGCAAGTTGAATCAACATCCACTGCTGATGACGATGATCCTATGTCTTACTTCTCTAAACTTGCTGATAGTTGATGATGAAATACAATCAGATATGTTTGACACTACTTGTGATAGCATCATACATTAATCTGTTAAGAGGGTGAAATCAAAATTCACCTTTAATTCTAAAAAAGGGGCAAAAAATTTCTCCAGAATTTTTTGACCCCTTTACCTTTTTTATTGATATAATCTTATATTTTCTCCCCTTGTTAATTCATCAGAGACATACTGAGAACTACCTGATTGATTAGCAAGGACATCTTCAACAGTTTCAAGTGCAACACTTATAAACTGTGTTTTAAGTAAAAATATATTTCTTCTTTCATTCTGTATCTTTTGTTCATACTCATAGTTTGTCACAGTATCCAATAAACTCTCTGTCTTCATCTGACCATTATCATAGAATGTCACAGAATAAGTTGAAGGCACTTCTAAACCTTGTGGAACAATAGTCACACCAAGTGATGATTTGACTTCTTTAGTCTCATAGTGATGAACATTGAAGATCTTCTCTTCACTGCCATATTTTCCAATGAGGTAATTATAGAATGCATCCTCCTGTAGTGGCCATTCATTCTGGTAATTGACTATATTATTAGT